ATTTTCAATTTCAACTCCATTAATCAACATTCCAATAGATCCAGGAGTAGTTTTTACACTATTACCTGTTTTTAAATTTGGATTTATTGGTAACTTTCTTAATAATTTTTGATTTCCTAATTCACCATCCAAATGGCGTAATAATGTAAATGTATGAGTAGTTTGTGTATCTTTTGGTATAGTAAATTCAGTAACATCATTAGATGCAATGAAAGATGGAGCCAAATATAACTTAATTTGGTTTTTTAATTCTTGCACTTCAACATAATAAATGCCCTCAGATAATCCAAATAACGAAGTTGTAGTTGGTTTATAATAAACTTCATCTCCTGTTATAAAAGGAACATCTGAAGAGAATGATATTATTGAATATTTGTTGGTTACTGCATCATATCCTTGAATAGTACTACTATTAAGTTCACTAATAGATGTTTGTGCTATTCCAACTTCAATATTATAAGAAGGTAATGAATTAGAAGCAACATATATGTTTTCATCTAATTCATTATATACATTTTGAACATCACTTGTTATAATATCATTTCCATATTGAATAGGAACACCAGAACTTGTAGCTTTATTTAAAACTCTTCTTATATCGTATGATTTGTTTATTATAGGTATAAAACTATTTCCTATACCAATAGAATTATTTGATTGTAAAGAAGTTACTTTTGTTGAAAGAACAACATTTTGACCTGTAGAAAAATTACCTATTCTCTCTAAAACTTCAATATTATCACCAACCTTTAGACTAGATCTATCAATTTTAGAAGAAAGAATAAGAGTTGTTCCACCAGTATCCTGATTTACAGTAGATACCTGATATCTTGAAGAAGTATTATATACCCAAGAATTTGCATTAACTTGTTTTTTAGTAGATATAATTCCATCCACATGTTCAATTTTCTCTCCAAGATTCTTAACATATATTTTTTCACCTTCCACGGATAATTTATTACTATCAGTAGAAACGAAATCTGCTAAAACACCTGTTATTCTTAATTCAACTTTTTTTGAAGTATCTCCACCTTCATATCCAAAAATAGTTTCATCAGAACGTAAATTATCTGTACTATAAATGTCTTCTTGTATACCTTCACAATTTAAAAACTGATTTATAGTTTTTCCAGAATATGTAATAGATGTATTAAGACCAGAATGAATTAATGTACCTGAAGTACTAAATCCAATAGTAGAATCTACTGTAATTACAGAAGACTCGGCAGGTGTGAATCCAATAACTTTTGTTTTACCTGGAATTGTAAATGTTCCAGTAATTGCCTCTTCATCATCATATCCAACAAATATATCAAGACTAAAATATTCTGAAGTTGTTGAACCAGAACCTAAGGTGTTAAGAATACCACCACTAACCTTTTCAACTTCAGATACAGATGCACTAGAAGTAGAATCATTAGATTTTACTATTGTTTGACCTTCTAAGTTTATAGGATTGCCAGATAATTGTTCAGCAACAATAATTTCACGTCTAAGATATCTTGCAGAAGATGGTTTTATTAAATATTCTTCAAGATCAATAATTTTAGGATCTGAACCATATAAAACATTAAAAAGTATTCTAAAGGATTCTTCAGTACCTTTTGACTCATAAAAACTTCTTGCTTCCTTTAAAAAGTTACCAACATTTAAATTTGGGACAAAATCAACATTTTCTAATCCTGGAGTTAATGTATATTTAAGTTTTTTGTAAAATTCCTTTAAAAATAAAGTACTTAAATTGGTTATCACAGCACTTTCAGCATGTGATTGTGCAGCAGAATCACTGAATATTAGTTCCCCTGGATTATTACTTGAATAATATGATGTAATACCACTAAATCCACGTTCACAGTTAAGAAAACTATCTGTAGTTATTCCTTTATAGGTAATAACCTCATCACCTATTTTTAATAATCCATACTTATCAGGAAAACCTTTTGTACTGTTAACATTTATTGTTGTATCATTTGTACTAATTCCAACACTAAGAGTAGTTGAATCAACCACCACTTCAGGTGTTAAATTATCTAATTTTAAATATTGATCTAAATTATCACTTATATCAACAGGACCACCAGTATATTCTTGCGAAATATAATATTGCTTTAAAAATTCAGAAAATTTATTAATTCCATCAGATGTAACACCCTCAGATAATAAAAATT